CCGGTATTGTTTGTAGTTACCACTTCTACTTGACCTAATTTAGGTCCTAGTTCTTCTGTAAACATTAAGTCACCTCTATTCTTAAACTATCAAAACGATACTCATCTCGTCTGTCTCTACCTTCAAATAGGTTTTTCTGACGAGATATTTCTTCCATGAACCTTTTTTCATATTCTGCTAAAAGGGTAGGTTCGCCCTTCATAAATATATAAGCNTCAATTAAAGAACCATACAATAGTGCATTTCTTGAATTTTCAGACAAGTAAGTACCATTTGTGTTTACTGTTAAGCTTGGAGGCCTATATAAATAATTTAATTCCATNGTNTAATTTGCATCAGGAGTAGGAGCAACTAAAAATGTATTGTCTTCACCTGCTGTATTACTACCAGCATCAAAATCTGCGTAATATTTTGGTAATCCATTTAAATTAGCTTGAGCTGGGTCTATGTCATATTCTTGAATAAAAGATGGGTGTTTTTTATCTAAATAATGATAATCACCATTTGCATCAATTGCTGCTAAAGAAAAAGACGCTAAATAATCTGTAGGACCTTTTAAAAATCTATTTCCTTGCGTTACATTACCTGTGGCTGTTTTTCTAAAAACATTAACTTGCACAAGCTCTAACATTCTTTCTTCAGCAGATATAATAAAATCATTTAAACTACTTACAAAAGTAGCTTCGTTATTTTGTGTGTAATTTTGTATAAGTGTTTTTAATTCTGCTAATGTCATGTTGTTACCACCGTTACTGTTCCTACACTACCATTAATAGATGAGAATGTAAGTGCTGTACCAATTGGATCTACTACCAAAGAGTTAAAAGCATTTATTTTTGTTGTTCTAACTAAACCTTCACCCGCTGGTACATCTTTATCAGGTCTTGGTTCATACAATGCTTGTGGATCAGCAAAGTTTAATCTCACTTCAAGTTGAGGTTGTTTAGGCTCCCAGCATTCTGAACATGTTTTAAAACCATTCCACTCATTGTGTAATTCTTTTAATAGATATCTTTGTCCACATCTATCACATTGTCCTAGCTCTTCTTCCGTTTGCATAAGCCATTAACTAAGTCTCCTATAACTTCGCATAGAAGGTCTAACTTGATAACTTTGACGAACTTCGTCTTGATCAGCAGCTCTTTTAAATTCTTCTTCATAACTTTGTTTTAACAACATAGTTCTTTCTGGTGCTCTTTTAATAGAAAGATAATAAGCAAGACCAGCAGCTAAACATGGGTAAAACCTAAACGGAACTTGCATTGTGTTTGGACCGTAGTCTGCATCTTCTATTCTTCTAAGGTAATTAAATACTAAACTATCAGAATTATTGTTTGATGTAGGCCATACTTGTATTTTTGGAGATATTTGTTTATCTACAAAATATTGACTTGGTTGACCTTGTGTTGATTTATCAGGAATCTGTAAATATTCATTTCTTCCAATAGGTTGAATAATTATGTCAGAAGTGTTTCCGTTATTTAAAGTTCTGTAAGCAACACCTAAAACATCAATAGCACCTTCTGGTAAACTATAATCTGTTTGACCTTGAACTAAAGTCTCTGTGTGTTGAACAACTGTCCATTGATTTAGACCTCTGTTAGCCCAATCAGCTAACATAAGATTTAAACTTCTTTGAGCAGTTTTTAAATCATAACCAGTTCTTAATTGTAGACCGCATCTTTCAAATGCTTCTTCAACGTATTCTGCTACGTCTAATTCAAAATCTCTACTATTACTGGTCGCCATGTCATTATCCTATCTTAGTAAACTTGCGTCTTCCTGGAGCTATTGCACCACAACCTATATTACCAGTTCTTTCTCCTGGTTTCAAAGGTTGTCCATTATAACTCACTAAACCACCAGAACGATACTTTTTTATTCCACCAGTAGAAATTTCTTTATTCATTTGAGCTCTTGAAATTGGCATTATAATAAAGATCCAAAAATATCTACATCAGTCATTTGAGGTTGATCATAATCTTGTCTACTTGCATATGTAGGTTTTTGGTTTCTAAGGTTTGGATTTGCAAATTTAGAACCAGGTGCAGGATTGCCGTATTTTGCAAATCTTTCTGCTTCTCGTGCTTTATTTCTATCCATAATATATTGCATAGCTGCTAAAGTATTTTCAGTTCCACCACCAGCTAATCTATCAGCTTGTTGTCCATAATAAATTCTTGACATAAACTCAGGATCTTGACCAATCATCATTTGTGTAATGTCGTATCCTGTAAAACCTGGATGTCTTGTTTCGTTAGGTCCATAATCAAATGTATGTTTATATCTATTAGCAAAACTGTCTAACGTTGCACGAGGTGCTGACATGCCTAACATAGCACCTGCATTTTGTGCACTTAATGGGTTTCCTGAACCTCCCGCTTTTACATTAAGATTAGGACTAGATCTTCCATACGAAGTTGGCACTCCTGATACTGCAAAAGCAGGAGCTACCTTATTAAAAAATGAACTAGCATAGTTACCTAAAGAGCCTAATCCGCTTAAAAGTGCTTGTCCTATCATATCTATGCCATCACTAATTTTAATAGCAAGCCTATTACACTTGCTGAAGCACCAATCAATATAAACTCTATTCTATAAAGTCTTTTATCTATTGCATCATATCGTTCGCTACATGCATCAACGTGTGAATCAATCTTAGTTTCTACTGATGCTATTGTAGATTTAGACACTAGACCGCTCCACCGAACAGATTAGTGTATACTCCTGGGTTGTTTTGTTGGAGATAATCTTGATATCCTTGAGAGTATCTATTTCCTTCAAATGGAGTATTTAAATAAGAATTGTATTCAGGTGTGTAAACATCACCAGAATAACCATATGTTTGAGGGTTGCTTAGTTGATTATATAATGATGAATAAGGATTGTAGGCCATTTGATTATAGTTATTACCACCAAAACCACCGTAGAACATATTATTCATTCCATAACCTGAGCCATATCCTGAATTATAACCAGAAGGTGAGAATCCTAGTCCTGTGTTACCATAAAAAGAACCAATTCCACCTGCATATGGGTTCATTCCATATCCATAACCCATTCCTGAGTTAAAAGGATTACCATAACCCATACCATACATACTGCCATACATATTATTGTAACGACCAGCACCTTGTAGTGAATTACGGCTTTGCATAAATTGATTTATTAAACCCATAAGACCACTCATATCTCCAAAACCTGTTTGACTAGAAGGTTGATTTTGTTGAGCTAATAAATCATTGTAAAGTTGCTCATAGTTAACACCTGCATCTGTTGTTGGTTGTGTAACTGTTTTTTCAACAGTTGTATTAACAATAGGTTCAAATAAAGTTGGGTCGGGATTTACAGCACGAAATGCATCTATTCCATCAAATGTTTCAATTCCTGGATAAAGAGCATTTACCTCTGATGCAAGACCCATAGCAGCCTTACCTGTTATAGGATCTAAGTAAACAACTTGATTTCTTCCAGTTCCAGCACCAAAATCTTGATTGTATGGATTATAAGTATAATTACCTGTAAATTCAGGCATTGTTGTTGGATCATAACGATTAACTAAATCCATAAAAAATTCATCACCACCATAATTTGCAATAATATCATCAAGAGTTGTACTTCCTTGTAAGAAAAAATCAGCAGTGCTACCTAGACCTCTTTCTATTAAAGCATCAGCAATTTCTTGAGCAGTTGAACCTGGTAAGGTAATAGGCTGAGGTTCTGGCTCAAGTGGGGTTGGAGTTTCAGGCTCAAAATCTAAATCCTTTGGTGGGTTTTCTTGAAGTTTAGGCGGAGGATCAGGGTCAGGATCGGGGTCAGGATCAGGATCAGGGTCAGGATCAGGCTCAGGCGGAAGACCATAACTTCCTGTTCTTGGATCATAAACATAACCAAGACTTTCTAAATAAGTATTATTTCCAGCTCTGAAATCTGCTAAACCTTGTTCACTATCATTTAAAGCTTGTTGTGCATCACTTACAATACCATAATTATCTATAATACCGCTACCATCGGAGGCATAAGTAACACCACCAACAGTAACAGTTCCGTCAGGGTTAGTAGTTACTAGATCTCTAAGATAATCAAATTCAGTAGCCATATTTTACGCCGTGTAAGTTATGACGCAATTTGAAATACCTGCGTTCGATACTACCCTCATGCCTCTTTGTAATCTTATGCCACTATCAACATAAAAACTATCACTTTGACCAGAGTTAACTTTAAATAAAGCTTTGCTTGTCCAAGTACCTGCTTTGTTTTTAGTTTGAATGTCTATAGTTCC